AGGTAAGATGGATGGCAATAAGTACGATCAAGACAGTGGTAACAAGAGCAGTGGCTGGTAGCCACACAACACAGGAGCCAGAAGCATGGCAGAATATGACGACACAAACAGAGGCGCAGCCTTTACACCATTCCCAACACAGCAAATGATTTTGCAAGGCAAGGTCAACGTTGAAGGCGTGGATTCAAAAGTAGTTCTTGTCAAAGACCAGACCAAAGATGGCCGTGGTATCGTTGAGGTCTATCAAAAGATGGCCGTAATGTTTGATAATGACAAGAAGGGCAATGATGCAGCACCCGATTACTCTGGCCCCGTTGGTGAAGACAAGCGGATTGCTGGGTGGAGACGCATCAAAGATGGTAAACCATATATGTCTTTTCAGATAAGCGACAAACAACAAGGTCAACAATCTGCATCTTCGTCCTTGCCAGAAGATAGCATTCCGTTCTAAGCTAAGCTTAGTTCTCCAGAGGGACGTCCTGCCCTCCTCACAACTGCCCCGCTTAATTAGGTTTCGCACTGTTTAAGTGGGGCTTTTTTTTACCCAAAGGAAACAGCATGGAAACATGGGAAGAAATGACGCAACGTCACAAACGAGAAAAACTACAGCTAGTAAAAGCACTGGCGCAATCTCGCTGCACTCAAACACAGGCAGCAAAAATACTTGACGTAAAACTATCTGGCCTAAATAATTTCATTCATCGCAACAACATATTCTGGCCTGTCGTAGAGCAAGGGAGAAGGCAATGAAGATACACCGCGCACATGAAGTAGAGTTAGACTTCCTCAAGCGCAGAGTTGATACGCTAATCGATGAAGAAAACAGAACTGATCCACACCCAAATGTAAAACAAGATCTATGGGCAGCACGTTCTGAGTTAAATCAATTCGTAAACAAACTAAGAAAAGAAGGCTATCACATATGAATGAGAAACTACTAGCCGCAATGCTTGAAGACGCAAAGCAGGTAAATAAAAGAGCTAAAGAAAGAGATGGTCAAAGCCGATTCTTAAAACAAAACTTACCTGTTGATTACAACATGGGCGGTAGAGATGGTAGACCAGAAACAAAAGAAATAATCAGGCTAGCCTTAGAGGGCAAGAGTAAAGACTCTATATGCAGACGCATGTCTTTCTTAGGATACAGTCGTGATAAAACTTTAAAAACTTTATCTCGTCACTCAGATAAGCTTGCTCATTTAAAGCATTAACTCAAAGTGAGGGCCATCAATGAATGGCCTTCGGCCTTGCTCTCTGCGCCTGTCAACGTAAGCATTCATAGCATCTTCCATTGTACCTTCCCACTTACGAATGTCAGGTACATGCCAAGCTGCTCCCCAGCGCACAGCCACACCAGCAGCATTAGCACCTTCCTTCATAGCGTCAGCCAAATCGTCATACAGATTAAGCTCCCAAGAACCACGGCCCTCAATGTAAGCCATCAGATCAACAGCCAACCCATCTAAATGTTTTGACTTCATAGTTTGACTAGCGCCTTTAGCTACTAATGCCTTCTGCATTTCAAGAGTACGCATCCCTTGAATAACCCCGAAGTCTGTCTTCGTTGCAGTAATTGCAAACTTAACTACAGAAATCATACGCTCTTCTATGCCTTCCATTCTATCAAGGCTGCGTTGCGATAATTTAAAACTCATTTCTTTAATCCCTTCATTGTACGAATCCCAAAGCTTGCAGCTATTGAAGCATACATTCCCCACTGCACCCAGAGCGGTGTAGTTTCCAAGTTAGCAAACCCTTCAGCCATTACATCCTGCATAGAAGGAATGAAGTTCATGCAAAGAATAGCTACAAAAACTATAGTCCATAGCTCATCCTTCCAAGAATCTTTTGAAGCTTCGATAGCTGACTGCTCCCAGTCCATCTCACCAGTAGCTTGCTTGAGTTTGATCTCCGCATTAGCCTTCTGGACAGCAGTCTTACCGTCCAAGTAACTGGTTGCCAGCCCACCTAATGCACCTACAATCTGACCAATCATTTCTCATGTCCTACCCATACTGCAAAAGCACCTGTCAGCGCGCCTGTAACCGTTGCTGTAAGCGCGGTAGCCTGTGTGCTGACCACATCCTGCGGCAAAGACATAAACCATTCTATAACGCGAATATACATAATGGTCATAACAAGCATCATAATCCGTGGCAGTATCTTCCATGCCAATATCTGTTCCATAGCTATAGTCATATCTAAACCTCTATGTTTATGTTCGTTCCCTGTGGTCTATCAGCAGTGGTCTTAGTGCCAAACCTATCATAACCTTTGCCTAAATCCAACTTCTGTTCTCTGAGAGCTTCTAAGTGAGTGTGGTTAGCCCTGTGTTCTTTAGCTACTCTCTGCTCTGTTAGGTGCGCCTCGATACGCTCACGAGTTTGTGTTTGCTGATGAACATCACTGCCAACATTAAAGGGTAAAGATCCAATGCCGCTAACACCATCAGACATTACCGCCTCACTGCTATCCAAACAAAACCAAACAATGCGCCAACGCAAAGAAGAAACAAGAAGATGCCAGCAGCCCACGCAATAACAGCTTCTTTACGCTCGATACGCTTGTACTCTGCATCTTTTTGTTTCTGACGTATTTCATTCTCTATACGAATAAGCTCTTGCCAAGCAGAAGGGCCAAGCGTTTCACTAATCATCTTACGCAAATCATCGCGCATATTCTCACGCTGCTTCTTCTGAACAAACAATTCCATTGCTTGCTGCTCAACATTACCAAAGCTCTGATACCACTTAGGGTTCTCGACTCTCTTAGCTGCAAAATCAAAGTCAGAGATAGCCTTAGACCACCGGCCTAAATCACCAGCCATGCCTTCAAGATCTCGCCCAATCTGACAGCCTTTTTTAATTGCATTAAACGCAGCACCAGCGGCCATAATTGCAGTAGCAGGATCTATCATGTGTCCTTACCAACCTTAATGTAAGAAAAACACGGTGCTTTATACGGTACACGAATTGTATATGGATAATATTTATAAATCCCAGAAGGGCAGCGATATATACAAGCAGTATAAAGATGACCGTAAGTCATCACGCCCACCGCTATGCTGGTGAGCGAACAGAGCATTAGCCCATCATGTTCATTCGTAAAAGCAAAGCAATAATGAATGCACTCGTTGCAATCATAATAGCTTCAAGGCGCTTTACGCGATTAAACAAATCTTTGAATTGAATATCCATCTCAGTCTTCATAGCTATTAACTGTTTCTCAACAGCATCAATTCTATTGTGCGCGCTTGCTACTGTTTGTTTAGTCATAATTCACCTATGGCTTTGTAGGCCAGTCGCTATCAGAAAGATTGGGCCAGTTAGAATGAGAAGTAATATCTCGCAGAGCTTGACGATACGTTGTCATTTCTGCGTTAAGAGTTACATCGGTTAGGGCAAAGTAATCTGTTTCAGCGAGTAGAGCATTTCGCTTTGCTCTGTTCTCAGAGGCAGCCCTATCGTTAGCACCTGCACCCCAAGTTGTTTTTTCAGCATTGAACGCAGAAATTTCTTCTGCCGACATATCAGTAAGTATTCCATCTACATATTTTTTCATTATGAACTCAAACCGTACAATGAGACGGTCCCCTCAGTTATTCCGTTTGTTGCTGCGGCAAACAGTTGTATGGAATTTCTTCCCTGTGCGCCCTTATACTCATCTGCAAATGTTGTATAACCTGAATCACTTGAAGTAGTTCTCGCATATGTACCTATAACAAAGCCAAATCTATTATTTGTAGTGGTTGCTCTCTCCAAATCACGAATATAAAAAAGTCCGTATATACCTTGATTTAATGGCCCACTAGTTAATTGAAAGGCAGTATTGGATGAGCCATAATTAGTACCAGTATCATACGTGCTACCTGTACCAAATCGCATGGATAAGTTTGACCCAGCTGTTGCAAGCCGAAAGTCCAAGGCATAACTTTTATAACCACTTACACTCGTAAACTCAATTGAAGTTACTGCACTGCTTACTGTAGTTGTTGATATTAAATTCCAAGCACCACCACCGCCACCAGCAGCAGCCTCTAAGCTAATCTTCCCACCACTATTGTCATAGGTTAAAACATAGTTGTCTTGACCAGCGCCTACAGTCTGATCTGCATCAAACTTAAAGTTACCAACATTGACATCACCAGTTCCATTTGGATCAATAGTAACATCACCATTGGTATTTGTGCTTGAGATTGTATTACCGTTGATGTTAATGTTATCAACTTGCGCTTCTGTTACCGCGCTATTTGTTCCAAGCGTAACGCCATCAATAGCACCGCCATCAACATTAATTGCGCTGATTGCAGTTGTACCTTCTGTTTTTTCTATAGCGGTATTTATTTTTGTACGGACTGAGGAGCCGCTTTCACCGTCTGCAAATGTACCCATTATTAAGATCCTTTATGATTAGCTATCATTCCAAACATCGGTGTCAATCCAAACACCCGCATCATTCCAAGAACCCGTTCCAAGAATCCAAGCAGCAGCAGCAGCCGCATAAACCTTTAGTTGGTTTAATGATATGCCTATTCCAAGAAACATTAAAAAATTGAAACAATATTAGTTGCTGTAGTACCAGTGCTATAAACCCGCCTTACTCGAACAGGCAATATTGCACCAGCAGGAAGCGCATTGAATGTTACCGTATTGCCAGCAGAGGTATCTACTTTAACATTCCCAGCACCGCCAATATATAGCGCTCTAGCTGTATTAGTTAGATCCGAAGAATCGTTTGGTACAACGGCAACAGCATTTTCTGCTGGGTTGCTACCCCTAAGATTTGGTTCAACAGGCATGTCTATCTCCTAATTCCCTTAACTTCCGTTACCATAATTATTAAATAATATCAAACAATCCTATTATGTGCAGAGGCAACTGTTTGTTTGGTCATGCTATATCATCCACAATTTCTATTTCTATGTACCTACTATTTGGAAATGTCTGGACACCACCACCAGCATAAGTGACTTCAAATTCACCCTCATAACTTCCAACCGTAGATGTATTAGAACCTATCCATGTGTAAGTTACCTTGCCAGTCGGCGCATCTGTAACAGTAGCAGATGAATCTACAGTAGCA